GACGATTACTATTCATTCTTTGTCATCAATGAAGATTATTCATTGGCGACCTCTGATCCGTTATCAGATAATACATGGATAGAAGAAGCTGTAACTGGTACTGGTGAATTTTCAAGTGCCGATGCAGTATTAGACTTCACCGAAAAGAACCCATTTGGTGAACCATCGGAGACAATATAAAATGTTAGGACATTATTTTTACAATGAAAGCTTACGAAAAACTATCATAGCGTTTGGTAGTTTGTTTAATGATATTATTATTACTAGAAAGAATAGCACTGGTACAGATGCACAATCTATGAAAGTTCCTTTGGCTTATGGACCTAAACAGAAGTTTATAGTTCGATTAGAAGCTGATCCTGGTCTTACACAAAAGGTGGCTATGACTCTACCTCGTATGGGTTTTGAAATTCAATCTTTCGATTATGATCCTACAAGAAAATTAAATAGAATTATTAGACAGAAAAAATTATCGAATACTGCTGATAAAAAATTGAAACAAATGCAGACACAGTATACCCCCGTTCCTTACAATATGAATTTTGAGTTGTTTGTTATGACTAAAAATAGTGATGATGGTATACAGATAATAGAACAGATATTACCATACTTTCAACCAGAATATACTGTATCAATTAAAGAAGTTCCTGAAATGGATATCGTTAGAGATGTTCCTGTAATATTAAATAGTATTGCATACGAAGATACCTATGAGGGTGATTTTACTACAAGACGAGCTATCATTTACACATTAGGATTTACAGCAAAATCATATGTATACGGTCCTGTTACAACTGCGAAACCGATTACAAAAGTACAGGCAGATACATACAGTGACTTACAAGATCAGGCGCCGGAACGAGTGCAGAGATTTACAACTCAGGCTGTTGTTGATGAGACTGCGGGAGATGATAATTTCGGATTTAACGAAACAACTAGTGAGTGGACATAATGTCAAATGTAGATAATGCGATCAGTGATGCCTTAGGTTTAACAAAAAATATCAAAGAACAAATATTAGATCCCAAACCCCTAACACCCCGTCCAGAACAGGCTGTACTGGTCGCTGAGGGACAGTCAGAAGATATCGACTCAGACTATAGGTACAGCCGAGAAAACTTCTACAACCTAATAGAGAGAGGCCAGGACGCTATTACAGGTATCTTGGACCTAGCAAAAGAACAAGAGCATCCTAGAACATACGAAGTCGCTGGTCAGTTGATTAAGACGGTATCTGAAGTTACAGAAAGGCTTGCCGACTTACAAGAAAAGATGCAGCGACTTAAAGAAGTTCCTGATAAGGGACCTAAAAATGTTACCAATGCTTTGTTTATTGGTAGTACAAAAGAACTTCAAGCGCTACTAAAGAATAACCCAGATGACGATTGAAACTTATAAGGGTAATCCTAATCTAAAATCAGCACAGGTTCGACAAGAATATACTCAAGAACAAATTACAGAGTTTATTAAGTGTAGTCAAAATCCTATTCACTTTATTGAAAAATATGTAAATATTGTTAGTATTGATGAGGGCCTAGTACCCTTTAATATGTACTCATTTCAGAAAGAAATTGTTAGTACATTTCACGATAATAGATTTACTATTTGTAAACTCCCGAGACAATCTGGTAAGTCTACTGTGGTCTTATCGTATCTAATTCATTATATCATCTTTAATGAGAATGTTAATGTAGCTGTATTGGCCAACAAAGCTTCAACTGCTAGAGATTTGTTATCTAGACTACAACTTGCATATGAACACTTGCCTGGATGGATGCAGATGGGTGTTATGAATTGGAACAAAGGTTCTTTGGAGTTGGAAAATGGATCCAAAATACTAGCTGCATCAACTTCTGCTTCTGCTGTTCGTGGTGGTTCTTATAACATCATATTCCTTGATGAGTTTGCTTTTATTCCCAGCAACATTGCAGAGCAGTTCTTTAGTTCAGTTTACCCAACGATCACTTCAGGACAATCTTCAAAGGTAATGATAGTATCAACTCCACACGGTATGAATATGTACTATAAGATGTGGACAGATGCTGTTAATAAGAAATCAGAATTTGTACCTATAGAAGTACATTGGTCAGAGGTGCCTGGTAGAGATGAGGAATGGAAAGAACAGACGATAAAAAATACAAGTGAGCAACAATTCTTACAAGAGTTTGAATGTTCGTTCCTTGGAAGTGTTGATACTCTTATAAACCCGGCTAAGATACAGACCATAGCGCATATGGATCCTATAGAGCGTAGTGCTGGTTTTGATGTGTGGGAACGACCAGAAAAAGATCATCAGTATTGTATGACTGTTGATGTTGCAAGGGGTGGTTCAAATGACTATAGCGCATTTGTTGTGATTGATATTACAAAGATGCCTTATAGAATAGTTGCGAAATATAGAAACAATGAAATCAAACCTCTTATATTTCCAGATATTATTTACAGAACTGCAAAATCTTATAATGATTCTCAAGTACTAGTAGAGATTAATGATATAGGTGGTCAGATTGCAGACGCACTACACCACGATATGGCTTATGAGAATATTATAATGACTCAACTGCGTGGGCGATTGGGTCAAGTTGTTGGTGGTGGGTTTGGTGATGGTCAAACTGATTTGGGTGTAAGAACTACAAAATCTCTAAAAAGAATTGGGTGTTCTAATCTAAAACAATTAATTGAAGGTGATAAGTTAATAATACCTGATTTTGATATTGTTGTTGAACTATCTACCTTTATACAGAAAGGTGCATCTTTTGAGGCTGAGGAAGGTTCTACTGATGATTTGGTGATGTGTCTAGTATTCTTTTCGTGGTTGACAGATCAACAATACTTTAAGGATTTGACTGATGAAGATATCCGTAAACGACTTTACGATAGTCAGAGAGAATCAATTGAAGCTGATATGGCACCGTTTGGTTTTATTGATGATGGTGTTCATTATGGAGAAAATATAGTTCCGTTTGTGGATGAAGATGGTGATTATTGGAGGCCTGTTGAAAATTATCCAGATTTCTTTAATAAGGAGACACATTAAAGAATAAATGAAGCAAGACCATTATCAATCTTACTCACACAATTGTGGCACACGGCCGTGGATTCTTCTATTAACTGTTCTGCTTGTTTTCTTTCTTCTGTTTTAGCACTATTGCGGTAGACTAAGTTTCTTATTTTTTTATGATGAGGATACCATTCAAGGCATACTAGTTCTGCCTCACCACACGGACACTGATAGTCTCTAAAACTGTTTATCAACCACGTTACTCTACTTTTCCGATACACTTGTATCACCTCCATTCTATATTATTTATTATTTAGTGATACAGGTGTGTCTCTAAAGAACTGGTATTTTATAAATAACTTATATACAAATTGACTAATAATTTTGTAATATATACAACAATTAAGGAGAAATAGAAAATGGTTGATCTAGTTTCGCCTGGTGTTGCTGTACGAGAGATTGATCTAACTACTACAGTTAGAAATGAGCCCACTAGTATTGGTGGTGTCGCTATTCTTGCTCAGAAAGGACCGATTGACGAAGTAGTAACAATCGAAAGTGAAGAGCAACTTGCCAATATTTTTGGTAAGCCGAATGCGACGAACCATCAGTATTGGTTTAGTGCTGCATCTTTCTTGATGTATAGTAACACATTAAAGGTAGCTAGGATTGAAACTACAGGCGCATTGAATGCTTGTCAAAGTGGTACAGCAATCCTAATTAAAAATAATAATCACTATGAATTTGGTGATGGTACAACTGGTCCGTTTACTGACGGGTCGGCTGCCGTAGGCATAGTATCGGCTCGGTCTGCGGGCGCATGGGGCAATGATCTTAAAGTAGAATATTGCAACACTGCAGCTGGTTATTCCGAAGCTGCAAAAACAACAACATCAGGTACTGTCGCTATAAATGTTGCGATTGTTCCTTTAACAGCAGCAACAGACTTTAATGTAGGTGATATTATTTACTTGCAAGAAGCTGATGGACAAAAATATCGTATTACTGGCATTGCTGGTTTAAATGCAACAGTTGTAAGATATCCGACAACAACTGCGGTTGGTATGGCTTCTGCCATTGCTACGGCTGTGAATGTAGATAGAGAGTGGCGTTATGCTGATCAGTTTGATAAAGCTCCAGGAACATCACAGTTTGCTACAGATCGTGGCGGTGTTGATGATGAACTTCATATCATTGTTATTGATGAAGACTCTGGTATTACCGGTGTTGAAGGTGAGATTCTTGAGAAGTATGATTCTGTATCTAAGGCTTCTGATGCTCTTACTGATAATGGTAATGATAACTACTATGCAGATGTTTTATTTGCACAGTCAAGTTATGTTTATTGGATGGATCATCCGCTTGGTGCAACTAACTGGGGTTCAGCTGCAAAGGGTATTACATTTACAGCGCCGGCTGGTCTAGCGGTTGAAAGTGCTTCTTTGGGAGCAGCTACCGCTCAGGAAGGCGTAGGTGGTGCAACTGCGGCAACTGAAGGACAGAGACAAACTGCTTATACAGATGCTTTTGGTGATCCTGATACTGAAGATGTTAATATGGTAATCGCTGGTCCCGCTTCTATAGATGACGCTGGTGCCACAACTCATGGTGTGTTTATGACAGACCTAGTTGAGAAAAGAAAAGATTGTGTTGCTACTATTTCACCTGATCGTAGTGATGTTGTGTATGTTGTTAATAGTTATACACAAACCACTAATGTCAAAGGTTACTTTGATGCGTTGGGTAGTAGCTCATACACAGTTTATGATTCTGGTTATACAAAGATGTATGATCGCTACAATGATGTTTATCGGTATGTTCCGCTTAATGGTCATGTTGCTGGTTGTATGGCTCGTACAGATACAACTAATGATCCTTGGTGGTCACCGGCTGGTACGGTCCGCGGACAGATTCGTGGTTCGGTAGGGCTTGCTTTTAATCCTTCACAGACAGAACGTGATACTTTGTATCGTGCTCGCATCAACCCAGTTGTTGCGTTCCCGGGCGAAGGTACTATGTTGTTTGGTGATAAGACAGGGCTTGCTCGTAACAGCGCTTTCAGTCGAATTAATGTTCGACGACTATTCCTCACTGTTGAGGAGGCCATAAAGTTGGCTGCTCGTTCAGTACTCTTTGAGTTCAACGATCAGTTTACAAGAGACAACTTTAAGGCGATGGTAGATCCTTACTTGCGTGATGTACAGGCGAGACGAGGTATTACTGATTTCCTAACTGTGTGTGATGAATCAAACAACACAGCCCAGGTTATTGATAATAACGAGTTCCGTGCTGATTTTTACATCAAACCAGCTAGATCTATCAACTTCATCACACTGACATTCATTGCAACACGATCTGGTGTTGATTTCAGTGAAGTAGTCGGCAGAACCGGTTAAGGGGGGAATGACAAATGCCTAATATTAATACATTCGTACAGAACCTCAAAGGTGGTGGTGCTCGTGCTAACCAATTCCAAGTTCAACTTACAGCTACACCACCCGGTGTATCTTTGGGTGAGGAATTTACATTTCTGTGTCGTTCAGCTCAAATTCCTGCACAGACTATTGGTGAGGTAGCAATACCTTATCGTGGTCGGCAAGTATTTGTTGCTGGTGATCGTACATTCGATGCATGGACAACTACAGTGTTTAGTGATGCCGCTTGGGAGATTCGTGGTGCGTTAGAACAATGGTCAAATACGATGCAAAATATGGGTGAATACTCATATGGTGCTCTTGACCCGTCAGCCTATTATGGTCAGGCGAAAGTTACGCAGATGAATCGAAACGATACGGTTATTAACACATACACTCTTTATCAAATGTGGCCACAGACGATTGATCCTATTGATCTTGCTTATGATACCAATGACGCAGTAATGGAATTTGGTGTTACATGGCGATATAATTATATGCATTCGGA